AGTAATAGATAAAGACCAACTTCTAACGCCTGAAATGTCGGCTTCTGTACCGCCTGCATTTTCAAACATTATTTTGCCAACATCGCCCTTAATCGCAGCCATAACAAAAAAAAGAATTATTTATAAATATATTAACTCTTATCTGACTTTTTTACATCTTTTTTTAATTTTTCTTGCTTTTCCATATATCGCCTGCAACGTCCATCCCAGTAAGCGGGGTCACGGCGTCCTTTGACAGCTTCAATTGCGTCAAGCATTTCTTCTGTAATTACTAATTTAGGCATAATTAAAGTTCCTCAAAAATTTCAAAGGTCATCCGCAGTTGCGTTTGGAATTGCCCTTCTGGGTTAGCTGAACCAATGACTTCAGGCCCGATTGGGCTGTCGAAGATTACATTAGAAACTGTAATTCGATTATATAAATCCCGCAACCTTTTACCAATTGTGTAATTATCTCCTGAACCTATTCCCTGCGGTGTAAAAATATTAAAAACAACAATTCCATTTACACGATTCTGTCCGCTTGCATTTCCGAGCGTTAAATAATTACTTTCGCCAAATGTTGTAAGGCATTGAACAAAACTTGTAACGGTATTGCTATCAAAAGACATATTATGAAAAACAACAGGGATTGCGGGGCTGCTGGCAAGCTCTGTCGCGACTCTTGCTTCGATTGCTGCTCTTACTGTATTTAAATCTATTGCGGCCATTATTTTCCTTTTATTTGGTTATAAAGGTCTTGAATTTCATTTGCAAGTTCTTTTGCCAACAAATCAAGATGTTTTGCACTTAATCCTTGCTTACTTCTATAAACACCACCCCAAGACGGCGGCAAACTTGTTCCAAACATAACAGGTTCAGCATAAGGGACATTATTATGAATATTATATTTTTTTTTAAAATTTTCTTTTCCTAATTGATAATTCAAAGGCTTTGGTGGTCTGATTACAGTTCCTTTACCAGAAGCGCCATATTTGCCTTCTGGGGCGGGTGCGCCGCCTTCTGCGTTTTCTCCTATCTGCCAAGAAACTGCAAGCCTTCCAGAATCTACTGGCGAACCTTCTTTAACAATTCGATCTCCCGTTAATACAGCAACCGACAACAAAGTATTAATTTGTTCTTCTGAATAATCTCCTATTTGATCTATCCGAATTTTTCTCATGTTCTTAGATAACAAACAAAGGAAAGTTTTTCATTGGCAAATTGATTTGTTTCAATTCTGATAATTGAATAAGTTACAGAACCGACAATAACTTTATCTTTTGTTGTGGGTGTTGAAGAAAGACTAGCCGCAGCGATTTGAATTTTTTTATCTGTTGCTTCAATTAGTTCATTTACTTCGCGTAAATTTATATCTTCTAAAACACCTTTGATAGTTGTATCAGTATTTGTTTCTGTAATAACACCTGTGGTCGTATTATATGAACCAGCGGAAACAGACCTGAAAGTAATATCAGCTGAAAGTTTTTTATTTGTTAAAACTTTTTTTATTGCAGAAGATATCCCCATCAGATTCTATAAGCAATGCAAGCGCCACTTGTCAAAGTAATACTTGTGAAAACTCCATAGATGGTTTGACCCGCAAGAAAAGTTTCACTATCAATACTATTTCCTGTGTAGTTATG